ATGTCGGATCTTCAATTCAGCGTTCAGAGTTTCGTGTTCTGCGCGCTGACCTTCGGGCCTGCGCTGCTGTTCGCCCGATGGCGGCACAATACTCAAGCCGAATGGCCCGACTTCCTCGCGGGTCAGGCGGCCATCGTCCTCTGCTATCTGATCCTGCTGGCCTTCGGCTTCGGAGCCGCGATGCTGGCGATCCCGAATGCGGCGAAGCTCTACAGCTAGAGGCCCTACAGCTTCGAGCCCTTCCCGCTGAGCCAGGCCGCGACCTTCTTCATTGCCGAGCGGGCCATTTCCGGGTGCTTGCCCAGATAGTGCTTCATGATCGTCGTCGCGCTCGTCTCGCTATGGCCCGTGATCGTGCAGATCTCCGGAATGGTGCAGCCGGCGCGGGCGAGCCAGGTCACGCAAGTGTCGCGGAGATCCTGATCGCGGAAGCCTTCCAGCGCCGGGCAGGGCGGCACCTTCCAGAGCGGGGCTTCGTCCGTCGAGCCTTCCGCCGGCACGCCATCGACGGCCGCCGCCAGCACCTGCCGATAGGCGATCCAGTAGGACGTGTCGTCGTCCTTCTCCGGCCAGGGGCGCTTCAACCGCTCGTCGATCAGCACCTGGGCGAACTGGACCTTGTCGCCCCGGCGGCGCTCGCGCGCGGCGGCGAGGCGGATTTCCAGCTGCGACAGGGCCGGCACCGTCACCACGGCGCCGGTCTTGCCCTGCCGGAAGACGATCTCGCCATCGATCCGCCCGCGCTCGACCAGCCTATGCCGATCGCTCTGGCGCTGGCCGGTCATCAGGCCCATGAGGATCGCGTCGCCGACATCGGCGCGGCCGATCGCGTCGGCGGCGGCGATGAGCGCTTCCATTTCCTCCGGCTCGGCCGTGCGGATGCGCGGCGGCGGCGCCTTGACCTCAAGGCGCAGGAACGGGTTTTCGCGCAGCTGCGCCTCGTTCAAATTCCAGGCCCGGCGCAGCACGGCGATCATGCCCTGCGCCATGGCAAGGCCCTTGTCCTTGCACAGCTTCTCGTAGAGCCCGCGCGCGACCGGCCGCGAGAGGGCGGCGGCCGGGCCGAGATAGAGCTCCGGATCATAGGCTTCGATCGCGTCGCGCATCGTCTTGTACCAGCGGATCGTCTTCGGCGCGGCGATGCCCTTGCGGCGGCGGATCGCGGCATCCGGCTCGATCTGCATGTCGGCGCGCTCGAACATCTTGGCGAACACGTCGGCGACGGTGATGAGGTTTGGCTTCTTCGGCCGGGGCGGGCGCTTGCCTTCGGCCAGCGCGCCGCGGCGGGCGGCGATCTCGGCGGCGAAGGCGGCCGACCACTCGATCGCCTGATCGAGGGTCAGCCATGTGCCGTCCGGGTTTTTCAGGTCGAGCCCCGTATAGCCGAGCTTGCGAAGCGTCGGCGACGGGAAGAAGCGCGGCCGGCCGCCGCGCCACGTGACGAAGGGTATCGAGATCGTGACCTTGCCCATGGTGCTGCGGGTCCCCGGCAGGCGATCCGGGCAGGCTAGGCGGGAAGCGGCTGCGGCGGCAAGGGGCATGGTTAGGGTCCCGTCTTGATCAAGGCGCCGCAGATGCAGAGCGGGATGAGCATGCCCGTAGGGGCGGCGTGGATCTCGCCACACTGGCATTCGACCAGTTCGCCCCGATCCAGCCGGAAGATGCAGTCGGCACAAAGCTCGTCTTCGGCCGGCGCTTCTCCGAAACAGACGGTGCACTGAAACTCCGGTTCGTCATCGTCGTCGTCATCGTCGACGAAAGCAGCTGCGTCGCTCATCCCTTCTTCCCCAGTTGCGCCGCGAGGCTCTTCAGCCGATCGAGCATCTGCCGTGTCATGGCGAAATCCTCGACCTGCTTGTCGTCGCAGCTGATGTTCAGATCGACCACGAGATCGACCGGCTCGCCCAGCCCGGCCGCGCATTCCGCCTTCAGGGCCGCGAACAAGGCGCGGGCTTCGTCGATCGACGGGCACGGCAGGTTGAGCAGCGTGACCGGCACCGTAAATTCGGCGTCGGCCTTCATGTCGCAGACATGCACGCCACAACAGCAGGGGTTGTAGTCGCTCATCCCTTCCTCCCCACCTGCGCCGCGAGGCGCTGGTTGCTTTGGCGCATTTCTTCCGTGAGGGCGGCGAGCTCGAGGTTGAGCGCGCCGGCCTGATCGATCGCCCTGTCGACCAGGGCGAGCGTGCCGGCGCAGCAAGGGCAGGGCTGCGGCGCCGGCGGGGCGGCCGGCGCGTCATAAGCGTATCCGCATTCGTCGCACTGGACATCCTCGCGCGGGCTCGCTCCGCAGCGAGGGCAGCGTGCCGGCGGGGCGGCCTCGAAGGCGCGGCTCATAGCTCGATCGCCTTCTTGACCGGGGTGGTGAGCAGCGTTTGCAGTTCCCGCCCGGAATGCATCGCGACCTTGTCCATGAACAGCATCAGGATGCTGGCCCGGAACTTCTGCGGGTGCTCCTTCTCGCTCGCCGCCGCGGCGATCATCCGCGCCGCCGAGCGGGCGGCGATTTCGAGAAGGATCGAGGGCAAACGCTCGCGATCGACGACGAGGCCGCAGGCATCGGTCGCCTTCGCGGCGGCGGCATAGATCTCGGCGACGGCCTCGTCGATCCGCGTCTCGACCGGCGAGGGCGCCGGCGCGGCCGGCTGCGGCTCCGGGGCGGTCATTGCAGCGCCTCCGCGCGGGCGGGCTCGGCGGCGGCGTTGCGCTTGGCCTCGGCGGTAAAGCCGTGCATGAACGCCTTGATGGGACTGTTCAATGTGCCCTCGACGCAGGGCGGGCACATCTTGTCATGCATCGTGCCGACGACGGCGCCGACCAGGTCCATCAGGCCGCAGGCCGCGAAGACGATGGCGCTTTCCTCGTGCTCGGCGCGCATGAGATCGGCAAGCGCCTTCGTCACCGTCTCGATGAACACGGCCCGCGCCACGGCCTCGGCATTGTCGATGTCGTCCGCTTCGGCGGCGCCTTCCGGCGCCGGGCTGGCGAGATCCAGGATCACCCGCTTGTGCCAGCGCGCGAAGGCGCCGGCGACGTCGATCGGCCTTGAGCTCATGATTGCCTCCTCATGACATAGCGGGCGGCGAGGACTTCGCCGGCCTGGGTGATCTTCATCGTCAGCTTGCCGCCCACGACGCCCTCGGCCATGAGCCGGTGGCGCGCCAGCGTCTTCATCGTGTCGAGCTTGACGCGCGGACCATGGCGGCCCTGCTCCCAGCCGCCGGCGATGCGGAGATAGACGGCGCCCTTGGCCGCCTTGAGCAGCACGGCCTTCTGCCGCTCGGATAGCTGCGGCACGCGCATCGCCTTCGCATGATCGAACAGGGTCGCCTCGCCGCCTTCGGCGCGCGCGCTCATCGGGCGGCGCCCGCATAGCGGGCCTCCAGCTGGGCCCTGGCCTTGTCGAGCGCGACGACATTGGCGCCCGGCGCCGCGGGCGGCGGCTCGCTCTCGCCATTGCCGGCGATCCACTGATCGACGGCATGGCGCGACCAGCGGCCGGCCAGCGTCGGCAGCCGCCTGGGGAAGCCGGCGGCCTCGAGCTCGGCCCGCTTCGCGCAGAAATATTCGCGCGCTATGCCGAGCACGGCCGCCACCTCGGCGGCCGTATAGGTCAGTCGTGGAATGGGGGACATGGTTGCCTCCGATGCAAATCACACCGGGAGGCTATGTGAAAAAAATCACCCTGACAATGATAATCACGTGATTTCGGTTTCACATGAAACGGCGCCAAGCGGGAAATGGCTCACTCGGGCGTCATCCACAGGTAAATTTGTCGCAGGCCCGGCGGGCTCAGGCGGCCCGCAACACCGCGCGCGGCCTCAACATCGCGACCACGACGCCCTTGATCACCACGTGATCGTCGTCGACGGCGATCGGCCGGCGGCTTTCGGGGCCGGCGCCGACCAGCCAGGGCTTTTCATAGAGGCGGAAGATCGTCTCGGCGCGCATGCCGGGATGGTAGATCTGCGCGCAGACGACGTCGCCGGCGACGGCGCGTTCGTTCAGATCGACCAGCAGGATATCGCCGGGCAGGTAGCCCAGATCTTCCATGGCGCGGGAGCGCAGCACCCAGGCATCGACCGCGTTGCGGCCCTGCTTGATGGCCGCGATCGCGTCGTTGGTCAGCGGCCCGGCCGGCTCGGCGACATAAGGCGTCGCCTCGCTTTCCTTGAGCCCGCGCGGGCGCCAGTCGTCGCTGCCGAACTGGGCGAAGAGGAGGCCGGAAACCTGCTCGATCGCCGCCTGCGTCTTGGCCGCCATGGCGGCGCCGGTCGGCGAATTGACGAATTTGGTGAGCGTCGAAGGGTCGATGTCGGCGCGGCGCGCCAGCTCGGTGCGCGAGACGTTCATCTCGCGCAGCACGAAGTCCAGCCAAAGCCGCTGTCGGTCACCGATCGTCTGCATGGCGACGACGGTGGGCCGGATCGCCCTCACATTCATCAGGATTGTTGCCCCTTGACGATGTGAAACAAATCACCGAAGCATGTGATTAGCAATGACTGATTTGCAGCAGGTGATTTGCGATGTCGGAAGCCACGATCGACACCCGCGCCATGCTCGACGAGATCGAGGCGGACCGGCAGCGCGACGGCTTTTCGCGCGCCGAGCTGGCCCGCGCCGCCGACATCAGCGACAGCACCTATACCCGCCTGCTGCAGCAGCCCGACCGCCAGCCGCACCCGCGCACGCTGCGCAAGCTGCGGCAGGGACTGGACCGCCTCGCCCATAGGGCAGGCCAGCGGGGAGCAGCGGAATGAGCGCGCAAACGCAGTGCTATGTGGTGGACCTGAAGGGTCAGCTTCAGCTTTTCGAGCTGAGCGCTTCGGCGATGGAGTGCATGTCGCCGACGAGCCCGAACACGACGGTCTTGAACTGGTCCTGGCCGGCGCCGGCGAGGGTCAGCCCGGACCAGCAGAGTTCGATGTTCTCGTCGGTGAAGGGCAGGCCCGCCATATGGATCGTCAAGGCGATCCGCATCGCCAGAATGTTGGCGCTGAGCCCGTTGATCATCGCGCGCTCATCGGCATTGCGCCTCGCTTCGCCCATCGGATCGCTCCTTCGTTCTGCGGTTCCGCAAGCATGGCGTGAGTCGCTCCGGCGCCGCAAGGGCCGGTCGAAATGAGCGCGGCGCTCGTCGAGCTGGAGCCTGTCGCCCAGATCGAGGGGGCGCCCGGCGAGGCGGTGCGCGCGCTGGCGCGCGACGACGCCGGCGCCTTCTATCTGGTCGAGATCCAGCCTTCCGGCGAGCGGCGCATCCTTTCCGACGCGGTCACGCCCGAGCTGGCCGAGCGCGCGGCGCTGGCCGTCATGGGCGGCGACACCCGCGTGCTGACCAAGCACCAGACGATCACGAGCATGGCGGTGTTCATCACCAGCCTGATCTTCCTCGCCCGCAGGGGCGAGGCGAATTCCCGTGCCGCGATGCCGGGAGCAACTGGCGACGACGCGAGTGAGCGCGCGTCCGGCGCCACGCCGCCGGGCGTTCCCCCCGTTCCGCCCGGCGGCGACCTTTTTTCCTGAAACGCAAGGAGGCTCGGATGAGCGCGGTTGCGACGGCATTGCTGGCCTGGGTGAGCGCGTCGATCGGCGCTTCGGGCATCTGGTCCGCCCTCGGCATAGCGCGGCTTTCGCGCGACCCGCAGCGGGCGGCCGATCTCATGCTGGCGATCGTCATCGCCATAGGCGGCCTGCAGCTGGCCGCGATGCTGGCGCTCAAGATGATCGGGGCCCTCAAGCCGGCGGCGGGGCTGTAGTGTCGATCCCCCTCTATCGCAACCTTCTGGCGATCGGCAATGCCGCGGTCTGGGCTCAGCGCTGCACCGGCGAGGCCGAGGCGCTGCTCGATCAGCTCGTGCCCGAACTGGAGGCGGCGCGCTGCGAGGCGGGGCTGCTCTATGTCCAGGCGCTCAAGGCGATGGAGCGGCATCACGAGGAAAAGCTTGTGCTCGTGCGCTGGATCGTCGCCGCCGAAGCCCTCGCTCAGCTGGTTCGCGGCGAGATCGACGCGCTCACGGGAGGCTTGATCCGTCCATGAGCGCGACTGCTTCGCCCGAAAGTTCAGTGAACTTGTCAACCGCTGGCCGGAATTCGGGCCGTTTGCGGGCGATCGAGCAAAAAAGATTGGCGAAGGGGCTGTCGCGCGAGGCGCTGGCCGAACGCGCCGGGATCACCGAGCGGGCTCTCTACTACGCGCTCGCCGGCATCAAGATCATGCGCGCCTCGACGCTGCGCAAGCTGGAGCGGGCCGTCGAGGGCTATCGGCGCGAGCCGGCGGCCTCGCCGGAAATGGCGCGCGCGGCCTATCGCGGGCTGCTGGCGGCGCTGGCGCATGAAATGGGGCTGGAGCCGGCCGACGTCGTCGCCGCCGATCCTCGGCGCGAGCGCGGCTCGGTCGCCCGCTGCCGGATGCGCGCCTTCTATCTGATGGTCACGGAATTCGACCTGACCATGACGGCCGTGGCGAGCCTCGCCGGCGTCACCAAGCAGGCGGTTTCGAAATCGCTGCGCGACATCGAGGACGAACGCGAAGAGCCGCAGCTCGACGCGCTGCTGACGCGCGTCGCGCGGCAGGTTGGAGGGAGGGAAGGGTGATGGTTGGCGAGGTTTGGGGAACGGACGGGCCGGACGATAGCCCGTATGACGCGGCGATCGAGGCCGGCTGGATCGATCCGACGGATCTGTCGAAGGCGCTGATCGACGTCATGAACGAGCGCGATCGGCAGTGGAACGAAGAGGGGTTTTCCCCGGAACGCGACGACTTCCACGTCGACGGCGAACTGGCCAAGGCAGGGGCCAGCTACGCGATCGTCGCGTCGCTTTCCGACGAGCGGCGACACTCGGTTTCGGGGCACTTCTCGATCCAGAACAATGAAGTCCTGCGCAATCTCTGGCCGTGGCCGGCGACGTGTTGGAAGCCGACCGATCGCCGCCGCGATCTCGTCAAGGCGGGCGCGCTGATCCTCGCCGACATCGAGCGGCTGGACCGGGCGGCGGCAAAGGCGGTGTCGCCATGAAGCGGCTCGTGCTCGCTCTCGCCCTCGGCCTCCTCGCCGACCCGGCGCTGGCGCTGCCCGGCCTGTCGCGGCTGCCGGACGGCGCCTATCCGCGCGACATCTGCGGCATCCAGATCCCGCCCAAGCGCTACGCCGGCAAGCAGCCGACCGTGGAGGCCGTCGACGGCCCGCACTACGTCAAGGCCCGCCAGGTCGCCCGCGAATGTCGCGCCAGCGGCGAGCCGAAGGCCGTCGGCTGCACCACCGCGTTCCTGCTCGGCAAAACGCTCATCGCGTACCGGGTCGTCATCGCCAGCCAGCCGCCGCCCGGCACCGATGCGCGCTGCACCCCGCAGAAATGGCGCGCCTCGATCCTGCGTCACGAGCGAGCCCACATGGCCGGCTGGCCGCCGAACCATCCCAGGTAGGAGGCGAGCATGACCGATATGGCAACTGCCGCGAAAATCTATGAACTCGGCTTCAACCATGGCGCCGACAACGCCCTGAACAGCTTCTGCGACATGCTGATCCGCCTGTCCGGCGAGGCGGCGATGCAAGGCGTCTCTTCCGACATCGCCCTCGTCACGGTCGCAAGGTCGATGCGGAAGGCTGGAAACCTGCCGTTCAGCGTCGAGGCATTCGGCTTGCCGAATGGCGTCGGCGAGGCGCTGGCCGCCATCCTTGAGAAGGCGGTGACGCCATGAGCCGGCACGGTGTCATCGGCATCTTCGTCTCGATCACGGCGCTGCAGGGCGGGCGCAAGCCGCCGCCGCCCGCCGCCAAGCCGAGGCCGCCCAAGGGCCGGCCGGGCAGGCGGAAATGAGCGTGCTCGATCGCTGCACGCGGCGGCGCGTCACGCTTTCGGCGCCGGGCGAATTTGTCACGGTCGATGCCTGGTCCCTCGGCGACCTTGCGGTGCACGAGGGCATCGGCACGTCGCGCGGCTGCTATGTCATCACCCATATGCCGACCGGGCTGTGCGTCCCCTTCGACTTTGCGACCGCCGAGGCGGCTGGCGAGGCGATGGCGAAGATCGGCACGCTTCGGGCCGACTGGCGCGACATGACGCCCGGCGAAATCGAGATCCTACGCCTCGCCGTCTTTCCGATCGCCGAGCAATTCGGCGGCAAGCTGTTCCCCTTCTTCGAAGCCGGCGACCACACCGCGCGCCTCAACGGCTACGGGGAGGGCGCGCCATGAACCGCACCGAACATCTGCTCTGCTGCCTCGCCGAGGAATGCAACGAGGTCGGTCAGCGCGTCTCGAAGGCGCTGCGCTTCGGCCTGTCCGAGATCCAGCCCGGCCAGCCGCTGACGAACGCCGAGCGCATCGTCGGCGAGTTTTTGGATCTGGTGGCGATCATCGAAATGCTTGAGGACGAGAATGTCCTGATCATTGGGACGATTTCCCCGGCAACGATCGAGGAGAAGAAGGCCAAGGTCGAGAAGTTCATGCGCTATGCCGAAGAGCAAGGCGCGCTCTCTTCGCCTTCCAGCCCTCCGCCTGCGGAGGGCTGAACTGTGTCCCGTATCCGCCAGGCCAAAGCTGCCCTTCTCGATCGTCTCGACGAGATCGTGCGCGAGCTCGTGCCCGGCGGGAAGCGCACCGGCTCGACCTATGCCGCCAGGAACCCGGCCAGGGCCGACCGCAATGCCGGCTCCTTCGTCGTCTGGATGCGCGGGATCGCCGCCGGCGGCTGGAAGGATTACGCCACGGGCGAGCAGGGCGACATCATCGATCTTGTCTGCCTCGCCAAGGCGACGAACCGCGCCGGCGCGCTGGCCTGGGCGGAGGACCGGCTGGGCTTGAAGGCGATGCCGGAGGCGGACCGGCGGGCGATGGAGGCGAAGGCGATCCGCGACCGGCGGGCGGCCAGCGAACGCGACGAAAGCGCTCTGGCGCGCAAGATCGACCGGCAGCGCAAGATCTTCGCCGGGGCGCAGGATTTGAAGGGCTCGCTGGCCGAGACCTATCTCGCCGGGCGCGGCATCGAGCTCGGCGCGGTCAAGTTTCTCGAGGACCGGTTCCGCTTCCTGCCTTCGGCCGAATGGTGGCGCGGGGCGGAAGTCGACGAAACCGGCCGGCGGATCGCCGGGCCGCGCTTTCCGGCGATGATTTCCGAGATGGTCGACGGCGCCGGCGTGCCGAAGGCGATGCACTACACCTTCCTTGCCCCGGACGGGCGCGGCAAGGCGCCGGTCGAGAAGCCGAAGCTGATGTATCCCGAGACGCGCGGGCTCGTCATCCGCGTTGCGCGCGGGCGGGGCAACCGCAATCCCGAGACGGCGGCGGGCCTCGGCAAGGCCGCGCCGGTGTTCGTCTGCGAGGGCATCGAGGACGCGATGAGCGTCGCGCTCGCCTGTCCGGAGCTGCGCTGCTGGGCGGCGGGCTCGCTGGCGAACCTCCTGAGCGTGCCGGACCATGGCTGTGCCGACAGCTGGATCCTCGCGCAGGACAATGACTGGGGGAAGGACCAGGCGCTGGCGCTGTTCGAGCGCGCGGTGCGCCATTTCGAAACGACGGGAAAGCCGGTGTCGGTCGTCGCCAGCTCATCCGGCAAGGATTTCAACGACCTTTTGAGGGGATGATCATGGAAGTCGAGAAGCATCAGCATGGCGGCTGCGACGAGGCGCCGGCCAAGGAAGCGATCCGCGGCACGGCTGGCAGCGCCAGCGTCGACGCGGCCGGCGACGGCGCCACGCCGCCGGGCGGCTACACGGTCCGCCAGATGAAGGATGGCGGCATTCTCTGGCGAGGCAACATTTCCGAGGCCGGCAAGGCGGCCCTGGTGGCGCAGGTGAACCGCCTGACGAACTCCGTGGCCCATTACAACGAGCGGATCGAACATCTGGCGTCCGAGATCGCCGAACAGGTCGACTATCGGGATCAGTGCAAGTCGCAGCTGGAACAGCTGAACCGCGACTTGATCGTTCTCGGCTGATTTCCCAGGCGTCCCGCGTCGCCGGCCGGGCGTGAAGCGGCGTTTTCTCTCAACTCAGGAGGCGATGATGGGCGAGACGATCGACAAGGTTTCGATCGCGACGGCGGCCGGGCATGGCGCGGCCGTCAATCTGCTGCTGGCGATGGCGGCGCTTTCGGTGAACCCCCCGAAGGAATTCGACGCGAATTGCTGGCCGGCCTTCGGGCTGGCGCGCATCCAGGACGAGGACCGCGATCCGCCGCTCGAGCTCGGCCGCTATGTCTGCGGCCGGCCCGATCCCGTCCAGCCCGAGACGCTGTTCCGCAAGGCGGCGGAACTCGGCCTGCACGGCGCCGGCGCCGACAGCTGGAACGCAGCGGGCGACGGCGTGCGCCTCGCCTATACGCTGTTCGCCGACGTCGCCGGCCGCGTCTTCCGCGAGCTCAGCGCCTATGAGAGCCGCGCCAGGGCCGCGCCACCGGCGCCGCCGCCGCCCAGGCTCGAGGAGACGATCTTCGAGCCGATCGAGGACAGCGGCGCCATGGACGCGGACCGCGTCGCCTCGCTGGCGCCGCAGAAGCCGAAGCCGGAAACCGATGCGGGCCTGACGGCGCCGCTGCGGGTCGGCGTTGCGGATGGCGATCCGCTGGTTCCGGCGCCCGAGGCGCCGATGTCGGTCGGCGAGAAGCCGGTCGACACGGCCCGCCAGGCGAAGAAGCCGCATGGCGGACGGCGGACCAAGGGCGGCGCGGCCTCCTGATCAGGACGGAAAATGACCGAGGACGGAACAACCGGACGGCGGCGCGTGGCGGCAGCCGTCCGGCAGGGGGCGGCGCGCGGCCGCGCGGTGCTGGAAGAGCGGCGGATACCCGATCCGCCCGTCGGACAGCCGCGCGACGGCATCAAGCCCGGCCGCTGGCGCCAGCCGGGCCAGCTTGGGCTGCCGCCCGGCTGTCCGGTCACGCCGCTCGGTGTGGATGGCGACATCCTCTATGTGATCGACGCGCTCGGCCAGCTCGCGGCCGTGCCGCCTTCCGGCTTCGGCGTCAACATGCTGCAGCGGCTCTTTGCCGGCCGCGACTATTACCTCTCCTGGGCCTGGCCGCGCTTCGGCAGCGCCAAGGATGAAGACGGCGATCCGCGCGTCACCGGCTTCGACATGAACAAGGTTCGCGCCGATCTCTATGCCGCCGGGGCGAAGAAGGGCCTCTGGAAGGCGCATGAGAAGGTGCGCGGGCTCGGTGCCTGGGACGGCCGCAGCCGGCCGGACGAGCCGCCGAAGCTGATCCTGCATTGCGGCGAATTCCTCTCGATCGACGGCAAGCTGCAGCTGCCCGGCGAGATCGACGGCCATTTCTATCCGCGCCGGCCGGCCGCCTTCGCGCCCTGGGCGGAAGCCGTGCCGCACGAGGACAATCCGGCGCCGGCGATCCTCGAATTCCTGCGCACATGGAACTGGCGCCGGCCGAAGATCGACCCCTTCCTCTTCCTCGGCTGGATCGGCGCCTCGTTCATGGGCGGCGCGCTGCCCTGGCGCCCCTCGCTCTTCCTGGTCGGCGACAAGGCGGTCGGCAAATCCTCGCTGCAGAACGCCGTCAAGGCGATCGTCGGCGGATGGCTGATCCAGACGCCCGACACGACCCCGGCCGGCATTTATCAGCGCATCGGCAATGACGCGCTGGCGATCGCCGTCGACGAGCTCGAGGCGGAGGCGGACAATCGCCGCGCGATCGGCGTCGTCAAGCTGGCGCGCCTCGCCGCCTCCGGCGGCCTGATGCTGCGCGGCGGGCAGGATCACAACGGCGTCGAATTCCAGGCGCGCTCGACCTTCCTGTTCTCGGCGATCAACCCGCCCCCGCTGGCGCCGCAGGATCTCTCCCGCCTCTGCATCCTCTCGATCGGCAAGCTCGACACCAGCCAGCCCATGCCCGTGCTCCATGACCCGGAGACGATCGGCCCGCGGCTGCTGCGCATCCTCGCCGATGGCTGGGCCGGGTTCGATGGGCTCTACCAGCGCTATCGCGATGCGCTCAGGGCCGGCGGGCACGACAGCCGCGGGCAGGACACCTATGCGATCTTCCTCGCCTCGGCGCACACGCTGCTCGGCGAGGCGGGCGTCGAGGATGCCGGCTTCCCGATCGAGAGCTTCGGCGATTGGTCGGACTGGCTGGCCGCCGCCTCGCTGCCCGAGCGCGAGAGCGCGCGCGAGAACTGGCGCGGCTGCATCGAGCATCTGCTGACGTCGCGCGTCGATGCCTGGCGCAACGGCAAGCGGCACTCGATCGGCGGCGTGATCGACGATCTCATGGAGCAGCGCCAGCCGAGCTTCGCCGGCGACAAGCCGCTCGACGAGGCGCGCCAGCTGCTCGCCCAGGTCGACATGACCATCGTCCAGCGCGACGGCCTGCATCTGCTCGCCATCCCGAACGACGGGCCGGCGATCGCGCAGCTTTTCCGCGAAACGGCATGGGGCGGACCGGGCGGCATGGGCGTCTGGAGCCAGGCGCTGCGGCAAGGGCCGGGCGATATCGTGATCTTCGACAAGTCTTTGAACAAGGTGAAGATCAACGGTTTCTCGAAGCGCTGCACTTTGATCGTGCTTGAGAAGTTCATCGAGCTTACTGCGCAGGACTGACGCGCCATGACAGCCGTCCCGCACCCGGCGCGCGTCTTTGCGCCTCCCGACCCGCACCCTTTTGGCAGGTTATGCGGCCCGCGGCCCTGTCACGCCGCTTGCGTGCGCAAGCGCCGCGCCAAGGCTCGCGGACAGTTGACCAGGCGAGAGCGCGTCTACGGTCGAGACAGCGCGGAGTTCGCCTCGGCGCGGGCGGGATCGGGGGACACCGGTTCCACCACGGTTCCACCGGAGTGGAACCGCGAAAGGCGAGCGGCACCAAGGCTTTAGGTGGCATTTTCGGACCGGTTCCACCGGTTCCACCATGAGCCTCGTGATACGCGCGCGCGTGTGTATGGGGATATGGGTGGAACTGGTGGAACTGTGGAACTTTGAAGATAAGACGCTGAAATCGTTGAGAAAATGCGGGGACACCACGGTTCCACTGCGGTTCCACCGGTTCCCTTTGGTAACCGCCTCCGGCGCGGCAACTTGAATAGAATATTGAGGGAAATCAACGGCATGGCTGGCGATGGCGATCTGTTCGGCCTGGGCGAGGATGGCGGCGAGGCGGTCGAGGGCGAGCCGCTGCCGGCGTTTCCGGCGCCCCGTCGGGGGCCTGGCCGGCCGGCCGGGGCGGCGAACCGGAGGACGATGGCGATCAAGGCGCTGTATGAGGCGCGGGGCTTTCGCGATCCGGTGCTGGGCATGGGCGAGCTCTCGTCGAGCGATCCGGTCGAGCTGTGGCGCTGGCTGCGCGAGCAGACCAAGGCCGAGACGGGCAGCACCGAGACGGCGCCGACGCTCATGGAGGTCGTGCAGCTGCAGCAGGTGGCGCGGCGCGACCTGGCGCCGTTCATCCACGGCAAGGCGCCGATCCGCGTCGAGGTCGATGATCGCCGGCTGCCGGTGCTGGTGATGGATCTGGGGTCCGACCAGGTGAGCGAGGGGCGGGCGATCGGCGCCGTCGAGGCCATGACGATCGGCATGGCCGAAAGCGAGCAAAATCAAGGGGTTGGCGATGACGAGGACTGAACGTCTCACGGGCGAGGCGTCACACGGCGGTGCCAAGTCGTTGATCGGAAAGGCGAACCCGCCTCGGGCAAAGCTGATTGAAAATCAGCATGGGGGGTCGCCCGGCCGGGTCGCCGGCGCCTCGCGCGGGCGCGTGGCCGGGGGGGTGGTTCGGTTTCTCCGGGCGCCCGCCGCGCGCGAGGCGCTTCCCCCGAAGGCCCCCCCCGGCCCCCCTGCCGGGATGCCTGCTCTCACACCGATCGGGTTTCGAAAAAAATCGAACCTCGCGTCGCGAGGCCAAGGGGCAGGGGGGCAGGCAGGCGTTATCGATGCGCCCCGCCGCCGGGGCGTGGGGAACGGGATCGGGATGGCGCCATGAGCGAGGCCCGCGATCCGGAGCTGCAGAAGCTTCTCGACAAATACGAAGTCCACGGCGAGATCGACCCCTATCGCTATGTGCCGCCGGGGCCGGTGGCGAAGAACTTCATCCTGTCAGATGACCTCTCGCCCTTCATCATGGGGCCGGTGGGCGGCGGCAAGACGACGGCGTGCATCTACAAGCGCATTCGCGCCGCGACGCAGATGCCGGCCTGCCGCGACGGCGTGATCCGCTGCCGCTGGGTCGTGGTGCGCTCGACCTTCCGCGATGCCGAAAAGACGGTGCTGGCGTCGTGGCTGGCCTCGTTTCCCAAGACCTATCCGGGCTCCAGCTGGTCCGGCGGCAATGATCGGCCCGCCGTGCACACGCTGCGCTTCCGCCTGGCGAACGGCCCGATCGTCGAAGCGACGACGGAATTCATCGGCCTCAACGGCCAGCGCATTGAGGACCGGCTGCGCGGCTTCGAAATCTCCGGCGGTTGGGTGAACGAAGCCGACACGGTCGACGAGGCGGGCCTGCGCTATCTGGAGCAGCGCACCGGCCGCTATCCGAAGAAGGAATGGCTGCCGTCCGGCGTCGACCCCTACCGCCAAGTGATCGGCGATTTCAACGCGCCCGACATCGACAACTGGACCTATGCGACCTTCGTCGAGAAGAAGACCGGCAATGAAGACGAGAAATCCCAGAACCGCGTGCTCTTCGTGCAGCCGTCCGGCCTCTCGCCGGAAGCGGAGAACATCAACAATCTGCCGAAGGGCTACTATGAGCAGATGGCCGCCGACAATCCGGACTGGTTCGTGCAGCGCATGGTGCACAATCGGTTCGGCTATTCGCGCGACGGCAAGCCGGTCTATGACACGTTCAACCCGGCGGTGCATGTCGCCTCCAAGCGGCTGATCTATGACCCGCAGCTGCCGCTGCTGATCGGCGCCGATGGCGGCGCCGGCACGCTGAAACCGGCCGCCGTCTTCGCCCAGATCCATGCCGGCTGGCAGCTGCGCATCCTGAAGGAAGTCGTGCCCGGGCATGGCTACGGCCCGACGCGCTTCTCCGAGATGGTCGTCGCCGCGATCGAGCAGGGGTTCCCGCGCATACAGGAACTCATGGCCTGGGGCGACCCTTCGACCGGCCGCGGCGCCGATACCGAAGGCGGGGAACAGACCTGGGGCGAGATTTTCGGGAAAGCGCTCGGAATTCCGCTCCGGATACCCTTCAACGGGTCCAACGAGATCGCGCTACGCACCGATGCGGTCCGCGCCGAGCTGATGACCGACGGCACCACACCGAACATGATCATCGACCCCTATTCGTGCCCGGTGCTGATCCGCGGCTTCGCCTCGACCTACCGGTTCAAGAAGCGGACCGATGGCAGCTATGAGCCGACGCCCGACAAGACGAGCGTCGCCGACGACGTGCACAACGCGCTGCAGTACCTGGTCGGCGGGGCGCGAGGGCGGCAGGCGATCGTGCAGGGTGTCCGAAACCGGGCGCGCGACCGGCAGGAAGCCGGCGACAAGCCCTCGGGCTGGCCCAACGGCGCCGGCGTCTCTCGTGGGGCGCCGGCGAAGGGCGGATCGCGCGGCTTCGATCCGCACAAGGTCTCGTGATGGCGTGCCGTCTCGTCTCTCCGGCGCTGATCGCCGATGCGGCGGAGTGCTGCGGGCTGGTCAACCCGATCGTGTGGTCGATCGTCAAACATCAGCTCGCGCATGGGGAAAGCTGGGCGCTGCGGGATGAGCAGGACCGCGCGCTCGTCATCGTCGGCGCCTTCCCGAACGAGGGCTGGCCGGATGGCGGCTGGCGCGAGGCGTGGTTCATCACCTCGCCGCTGGCCGCGCAAAGGCCGCTGGCGGTGATCCGCGCGGCCCGGTTGACGATGTCCGACCCGCAATACCGTGGCATTCGGGCGGTGATCGTCACCCATGACGGCCGGCGCATCGCCAAGGCGGCCGGCTTCACCTTCTTCGGCTGGCAGGACGGCCTAGAAATCTGGGAGCGCTGATGTCCGGTCTCATCCAAATGCTGTTCGGCGGCACGTCGAAAGCCGAGAAGGCGGCGCAGGCCGCCGCGGCCTCGGCGCAGCGCACCCAGCTGGCGCAGCTGGCGACGCAGCAGGCCGAAGTCGACCAGGCCAAGGCCACGGGCGGCCGGGTGCGCGGCCGGCGGCTCTTGACCTTCCTCGGCGCCGGCGACGGCTCGTCGACGCTCGGCTGATCGCATGGCCGAACCGACGACACAGGAACTGAAATCGCGTCGCAGCGTCGCGAAGTCCGAGCGCGACAGCATGCAGCCGCTGATCGACGAAGCGTTCGACTATGCCATCCCCTACCGCCGCTCGACGGCGCAGACGGGCAGGGGCGAAAAGCGCGTCGACAAGGCGTTCGACCAGACCGCCGTCGTGGCGGCGTTCCGCTTCTCCGGCAAGCTGCAGCAGGACCTTCTCGGCGACGAGTTCTTCAAGCTCGAGCTCGGCCCGATCGGCAAGATGTTCGCGACGCGGGACGGCTCGCTGGAGCAGACGCAGAAACAGCTCGAAGCGATCACGGGCGTGGTGCAGGCGCTGTTCGACGACGGCGAATGGGACCAGGCTTTCATCGAAATGGCGCTGGACCTGACGGCCGGCACCGGCGCGATGATGATCCTCGAAGGCGACGACGCGAAGCCGGTTCGCTATGTCTGCGCGCCGATCGACGAAGTGCTGCTGGAGCCCGGCCCCTATAACGACGTCGGCGGAATCTTCTGGTCGCGCAAATGGCCGGTGCGGGCGATTTCGCAGAACTGGCCGGATGCCGTGCTCGGCCCGGACCTCGCCCAGCTGCTCGCCGAGAAGCCCGAGAGCGAGATCGAGATCCACCAGGACACGATCTGGGACCCGGCCGACAAGAAATGGCGGCTCACGGTCTGGTGCGAAAAGCAGGACGAGCCGCTGCACCGCAGCGAAAGCCTTACCTGCCCATGGATCACGCCGCGCTATTTCCGCGTGCCCGGCGAGACGATGGGGCGCGGCCCGACCATGCTGGCGATGCCGACCATCAAGACGCTGAACACGGCGCAGCGGCTGCAGCTGCAGGCGGCGGCGATCGCCATGATGGGCATCTACACCGCCATCGATGATGGCGTGTTCAACCCCGACCAGGCGGCGATCGAGCCCGGCATCTTCTGGAAGGTCTCGCGCAATGGCGGCAGCCAGGGCCCGGCCGTGCAGCGCTTCCCCGATCCGCGTCTCGACCTCTCGCAGCTCGTGCTCACCGATCTGCGCATGGGCGTCCAGGCGGCGATGATGGATCAATCGCTGCCGGCGGACGGCGCGGCCGTGCGCTCGGCGACGGAAATCCTCGAGCGCGTCAAGCGTCTCGCCTCCGACAATCTCGGCGCCTTCGGCCGGCTCGTGCGCGAGATCATCATACCGGCGGTGCGGCGCGTGATCGAGCTAGCCTATCGGCGCGGGCTGATCGCGCAGAACGTCGCCATCGACCAGCTGCTGGTCCGCATTTCGATCTCGTCGCCGATCGCCGTCGCCCGCAAGGCTCAGAAGAGCCAGAAGATCATCCAGTGGCTGGAAATGGTGATCATGCTGCTGCAGGAGCGGGCCGGCCGCGTCGCCCATGTCGAGGAAATCCTGATCGACCTCGGCCAGGAATGGGGCGTGCCGCTCGACCGGATCACGACGAAGAAAGAGCGCGCCACGATGGACCAGCAGGAACAGGAAGCCGCCGCCGCTGCGGCGCTCGCCGCCGGGCTGACCGGCAAGCCGGTGCCCGCATGACGCCCGTCGATCTGCAGAAGCTGCTGGCCGAAGGCCCCGAGGGCGGTTGGGCAACGCTAGACCGGATGGCCAAACAGTTCGGCGCGTCGCCGGCCCAGCGCAAGGCGCGCGAGAAGGCCGACCTCGATCGCAGGCTCATGGCCGAAACGGCGGCGCGCATCTTCGAGGGCGACGATGGCGAGCGCTTCCTTGAATGGATGCTCGACCAGACCTGGCGCCGCTTCACCTTTGCGATCGCCTCGCACCCCGATCCGCAGCAGGCGCTGCTCTATGGCGCCTTCCGCGAGGGCCAGAACGCCCTGGCGCTGACCATCCTCCGCATGATCGCGGAGGGCCGCGCCGAAACCCCGCCAACCGCAAAGGAATAGGCCATGCCCCGCAGCATCCTCGAAATCTATCTGCAGCGCCTGATGAAGCCGGAAGACGGCGGCGGCGGCGGCGGCGGAGCCGGAGCCGGAGCCGACGGCGGTGCCGGCGGGGCAGGTGGCGGCGAAGCCGGA